AGGACAAAAGATGAATCACGATACAAAATACAAAAAAATAATCAACGGTGTTGATTGTGTGTTATGGTCAGATGATTATGGTAGTTGGATTACAAAGAAGGATCAATCTGACTTCACTGAAAACGAAAGACAATCAGTAATTGATTGTTATGGCGAACCTTATAAACATCATTCACATAGCCTTGAATATATCTATGGTTTTATTGATTATAAAATCTATGATAGAAATATGAACGAAAAATTAGAGGAGACAGCGTAATGACAGAAGAAACAGATATGTTCTTTCGTTCATCACTAGCGGCGGCGTTAGATGAATATCCAAACGAAAAGGCAGACACTATCTTTGAGATTGCTATGCAATGGACAGAAGATAATGTAGAAGATATTTGGGAGTATGAAAAAGATTGTCAAGAAATCTTTGATGCGTGGTGCGAAAACTTGACAAAATAGCGAATCGTGTTATAGTAATTACATAATCAAGAGAAAGGAACTAAAATGAAAGTATGGAATATTAAGAGTAATGAGTCAGGTTGGTATGTTGCTGATGCAACACGTGACCTTGATGAAGTTCTTAGTTCAAATCAACTTGAAGGATATGAAATTTCTATCGTTGAACAAGTTGAGTATGATGAAGAAACAATGAAACGATTTTATGAGGAGACAGCGTAATGAAAAAAGTAACAATAACAGGTCAATTTTGTGTTGGTAATGTCAAGGCTGGTAAGTTTGCTGAGATAGACTTTATGTATGATGGTAAAAACCTTCATTTGCCAGAACTATTAGATGTAACCATTCCACATACTTTCATAAAAGAACTTGACGCACAGTATGGTGGTAATGATTGGGATTGTTGGGAAGTTATTGTTGAAGAACGCAATAGTGAATTTACCTACACCGGTGACTATGGGCGTAGTG